CAAAGTGCTATCCAGTCTTAATTCAAAAAGTTCAATAACTGCACTAGGAGCAAGGACAGAAAGATCTGCATAAACACTACTAATTGCCTTCCAAGTAACAGTATTATCAGTTGCTTCAACTCCTATATCTGTAGGCCAAGCAGGTTCAGATCCTCCACTCGTTCCAGCAGTAACACATTTAAAAAATAAACCTGTAACTTGATCTGTTGCAGCTCTTCTTACATCTCCTAATGCGTAAGCAGTTGAAGCAGCCCAAGAAGCAATTGCCATGTTTTAAGGCTCCGCTACTTCTTCAAAACTTGCTTGGATCGTAGCTCTGTCCTTATATGAAATGGATTTAGACCATGATTGGCATATAAATTTAGATGAACTACTTTCGCCTGGGGGAGTCCAATCAAAAGATTCTTGACCAGCTCTTGCATCTAAAAAATCTGAAATTGTATCTGCATCTGTCTCGCTAATATTGTTCCAAGATGGATTATAAACTTTTAAATTCTGATTTAACCCGAAAACTGTCCTCTGAATATAACCATCACCAAACTGTACCTGTCTTACGGTAGGGGCACTTTTCTTTCTTATTCCGTAACTTGGAGTGATCGATGGAAATGTTGACATGATTTAAGCTAATAAACCTCCTGGTCTTTTTTGTTTAACGATTTCAGCTTGAATTGCTGCTGCCAACATATCACCTAATTCTCTTGCTTGCTCTTCCTGTCCTTCAACTGACGAACCAGAAGCATCTACATTAACAACAATAGAAGTGCCTCCTCCTCCACCTAGTTCGTCATTAGGAACGATGTTTCCACTGCTGTTTGGGACGAATAATTCTGGACCTTCTTCTCCAACAACATAAGATTCTCCTCCTTTTACTGGACCTCCTGCTGCTTTACCAGCAATGTCGGTCCAACTAACACCACCTCCTCCACTGCCTGAGTAGAAATCAGTAGGCAAGTTTAAGCCTCCTCCCATCCAATTCAAACCTATTCCTAATATTTTCATTTGTATCTGCTTTGCAATCATTTGTGCAGCCATATCCAAGAAATGATCTGCTGTCCTTTGAAATAGATTTGCTAACGCCTGTTGCGCTGTCATTGAACCACTAATTATTCCTTTAAATGATTCACTAAAAGCATTACCAATAGCCTGAGCAGCTTGAACTAATTGATACCGTGCATCTCCTAAATTTTTCAATTCTTTAGTTAACTGAATTATTGATGACTTAACTGGATCTGCAAGGATTCTTGCATTTTCAAGTTCTGCTTTATTTAAATCTCTTGTTACAACTAATTTTTCAATTTTTGTTTGTAAAAGATCTTTTTCAAGACCATCTTCCATCTGACGTAATTCTCCTCTTTGCCATTCAATTTCAAAACCTTGTCTTGCTATCTCTATCTCTTTGTTCTTTATGTCAAATTCACTGTCTTTCATATTTAATCTTTCTTTTTCTAGTGCTATTTTCTCCTTTAAATCACTTGTATCTCTCTCTGTAATCGCCTTAACTTTTGCGTTTAATGCTTCTTGCAAAGCTGGTGCGGTTTTCGGATCAAACTCGGCTTGCATCTGATTCAATACAGAAGGAGGTATTTTCCCTTGTCTTATTTTTTCAAAAGGAGTTGTTCTAAAAACGTGTTCTATACCTCTATGTTTTGTCCTTTCTGGCATTAATTCCCTTAGTCGTTGGTTGAAAGCATCTCTCCCTGGTTTATCTAACTTGTCATAAGTTTTTTGAAGAACACCAGCATCAACAGAATGACCTAATATTTCTTCCATCTTTCTAATTGCTGCTGTCAATGGGCCTGAAATAAAGCTCATTGTTTGAATCGTTAGCTTTGCAATGATATTGCTTAAGTCTTGCCAAGCTTCTGACATAGCCTGTAAACCTTCTATATCTGCAAAATCACTAATTTCAGCCTGAACCAAAGCAGCAGCACTAGCTTTTAAACCTAACTGTTCTAATCGTTTACTTGTTCTATCTATATCAGTTCCAGCTATTCCAGCAGCATCACGCAATGCTTGAAGGTTTTCTGTTGGTCTCCTAAGTGCATCACCTAATTCTTTTGTCTTACCAACAAAAGCATCAATCTGCTGTCCTAAAGCACTTAAGAGTATTTGCGCTCCAAAACCTGCACCTGGCCCCATCTTTGATTGAAGCAATGCACCAGCAACACCACCTCCAACAGAACCAACACCACCACCAAATAACATTGGGAAACCAGCTCCCAACATAAGTCCTTCATTTAATCTGCCTCTTCTTTGTTTACGAGATTGCTGCATCCTTTGGTATCTTGCCCAAACATCTTTCCTAACCCTTCTATTGGGATCTCTCCCTGGAACCATTGCTGCCTGAGTTCCAGGTTGCATAAATGTTTGAGCATTAAATTCTGCTTGTTGGAACTCAAAAGCTTCTCTTCTATCTTGGAAAGCTTGTCTTCTATCTCTTCTCTTATCTCTACGCTGCTTTCTCAAAGCAAGATCTTGTTGTCTTATTTGTCTTGCAATCGTTCCATTAGCGTGTTCACGCATAATGTTTTGCATCCTTGTTTCCTGAGAAATTTTTTGTTCGATATGAACCGCTTGATTTAAAATTTTGACGTAATCACTAGCAGTTCTATTTCTCTGATTTAATTTTGTATTTAAACGATCAAGAATTTCCTGGTTTTTAGTTAATTCTGTTGGCCCTTGTCTTCTAAATCTTCTAGTTTCATTTCTTCCATCCATTAAACCTCCAATTCCTGAACCTACCTGATTAAAAGCACTACCTTTGCCAAAGAAACCAGCAGCAGTACTTAAACCGAAACCTGGGCCTCCTAATGCTTGAGGCATAAGCATCATTGCAGCAGAAGCTAATTGAGGTAGCTCTCTAGCAAGCCTTCCAAATAAAGAGAAAGCTTTACCCATCTGTCCTTCAATACTCCAAATCACTTTTGAAGCTACATCTTCAAATTGAATAAATCCTTTTACAGCGTTAGTAACCCATGCCGTTGCTCCTAAGACACCTGATAATCCAATAGAAGCAAGTCTTATCCCTCCTATTACTATTAAAGCCTTTTCACCTAAGTCGGCATACGACCTTATGTTGTCTTTTATTCTTTTATCAACAAAAGGTAAGAATTTAACTAATCCTTTTATCGTTTCTAAAAGCGTTCCACCAGCAGCAACTTGAGGAAGAGTTCCTTTCTTTCCTTGAAGAAGGCCAAAGAATGAACCTAACCCTTTACTTGCGAATTTCCCACCAATATTTATTTGTTTAATCATATCTTTCATTGCGTCTTGTCTTGCTCTATGCTCTTTTATCGCTAGATCTAATCTTTCCTTCGCATCTTTTTTTGCTTGAGCATTAAGATCTTGCTCTTTTGTTTTTATTTTTGTACCTTCTGCTAACTGTTTATTTATTCGTTCAATAGTTTTTCCAATATCTTGAAACTCTTTACTTGTCATGTCAGTGACACTTAAAGCTTTCTCTAATTCACCTCTGTAAATAGCTAAACCAGCAATAGTTTTTCCAACTTCATCCGATCCCTCCATCTTCAACAAGTCTTGAGTATTTTTAAATCCACCACCAGCTCCCTTTGCGTAAGTTGTCTTTTGAACCTGAACTCTCTTTAATTGAGCCAAACTGAGAGCCTGTTCGGCTTTCGTTAAACCAGTTACAGCTTGAGCATAAACTTTTGTAGCATCTGTCGATACTCTTGAATTAGCAGCAATTGTATTAAAAGCATTTGCTTGTTTTCTTAATCCTGCTTCAGTCTGAGCAAGTGATCCACCTGGCCCTGAAATGTTTTCAAGAGTTGCTTTTAATTGGTTAAGTTCTTTATTAAAATCTGCTGTCTTACCACTTCCTACTGTTAAAGCACCTTTTTGGTTTAAATCAGCTAATAAACTTTTTATCTTTTTGATCCCTATTGCACTTTTTGTTAATTGCTTGGGATCTATAGGGCTTTTTTGCTTCCCAGAACTTTTTGCAAGTTTCTCTGAAGACTTAGCAATCTGCCTAAATTCAGCAGCAACTCCTTTTAAAGATTTAGATAAACCAGTAAAACTTTTATTGATCTGAGCAACATTCTTATCAATAGAACCAAGAGATTTCCCTAACTTATTGACAGCATCTTTTAAAGCAGCATCTTTGACCTTAAACTCAATAGTTCTTAAATAACTTTGAGCCACTCCTCTTCTACCAAATAATATTCTCTATCTTACCTTGTTTGCGTTCTACTAGCACTACCTCTTTGAGCCGCTTCTCTATCTTTTTCCATTTCATCATTCTGAATCTTAAAAAAAGCTGCCCAACCAACCATCTCTTCCCTTGTTAATTCTCTTGTTAACTCCCTAACCGTTTTTCCTAATTCCTTCGCTAATGAAAATAAAAAGATCCATTCTTTATTCGCTTTTCAAGTCTTTTTCTACTTCTTCTACCTCCTTATCTGAACCAGATTCAAGCATTGCTAATTGAATTTCTTGTAAAACAGCAGCCTCTACTTCTCTGCGAAGAGTAGCTCTATCTCCATCAGCAAAAAGTCTTTTGCCTTTTTCATCTAAGGCTTTCTGAATCATTAAAGACAAGGCGAAATCAGAAGCATCCTCTGTATTACCAGATTTTTTCTGAATAGATTCTCTTTCTGCAATTGTTAATGGATGCCAAAAAATAGTAAGAATAACTTCACCATTTTTCTTTACATCATGTTGATATAACTGGCTGACTCCAAATTTATTGGATAAGAGTTCAACGGCTCTCATAAAAAATTCCTTACTTTAATAGGATAATAATACTATATTAGGCGATTGCTGAAAACTGACAAGTGATGACACCCAGGCAGTGTGATTCATCCTCGTCATCAAGAACAATCCCAGGCCCAGATATTTCACTCACTCTTGGTGAGCAAGAATAAGTATCAACGTAACTAGAAGAATTAACAGATGTTAAACCTGTAATAACTGACTCACTCACGGCAGCCAAAACAGATGTCCCTTTATTCTTTGGAACGTAAACTCTGCATTGAACGAATCCTGAGTAAAAAGCACTTGCAGCACCTTGAGATTGCTGAGTAGCTTGCCCGAAATTAACTGTCATCACTATATATTTCACAGTTTTTCCTGGTCTTGTATAACCCACATTGTCATAAACCATCTTTACAGTTGGATCGACATCCTTTACTGCATCTGTAACTGCTTTTTCAAAAGCTGCCCTTGTTTTTACAAGTGTCATACGTCTAATCCCTCAATATTTATATTAGGACGTTTATCAGTAAAGATTCTATCTACTTTCTGCCTTAATCCTTCTTTAAATAAACCTGAACCGTTAAGAATATACGCACCAACATGAGATTTGCCAGACTCCAACGCATATCTTGTGTACTCGGCTCTGTTTCCAATATATATAGGTTGATTCAACTTGTATTTAGTCGGAACCTTGAATCTTGGAGCGATATAATCTCTATTACCAAGCCAAGGATTAATCTTTGCCTGATTACTCTCTGGCATAGAAGTTTTAGATACTTGCCAGCTAGAAGCAAAAAATCCAGTCTTAACAGGACTTACTTCTTTCGATGCTAAATCTCTTGCAACAGAATTAATAAATACACTTAACTGACCTTCAA